TATAGTGGTCAATACAGCATTTCTAACGGGTTTTGCTACTATTGGTGGAGTCGTAGATCCACTGACCCTTGGCTATGTTCCAGCCGAACCAGTCGCCGCTGTTCGAAAAACGCTCAACCGTGACCATCTGAGGCCCGTCAACCATCTCGTCTGCATATGCGAAGGCCGCGGAGTCAGATTCAAATGTCATCGAAAAGCTCGCAAAAGGCGAGGTGAATCGATATAATATTCGTGTTTCGTTCTTCATAGTAGTGATAGCTTATATTTTGCTGGTGTCAAGAGATTAGGCACGAAGGTCGACATAAATGCCGGCGATTTCGTCCTTCTCGTCGCGAACGACTCGAGTGAATACGGTGTTCACACATCCATTGCGATAAGCATATCCGCGACCATCAAAGTATGCTTTATCCGCTATCAGCTTGGCATCCATGCCATATTTGGTGGCCAGTTTTTCGAGCTCCGCGATGACCGCCGCGATCGTGAGGGCCGCGGGTTTGACGATCTTCACCGTCTTCGTTGTCTTCTTTACGTTTTTCATTCTGATATCAGTATACCCCGCCCTATCAAAATGTACATGTTTATTTTTTTCAAAAAAGTGAAAATAGTTGAGCGCTCCATCAGGGACTTGCATGAGACGGCTCCAAAAGCGCCTTGAGGTGAGCCCGCCGGACCTTTCCAGACACCCATTCATTCCAATAGGCATTCGGCTTGAGGAGGCAATGACGAGCGAAGATCTCGTAGGTTTCGAAATACGAGCAGTGAGCTTTCATGGCACACACGTGAAGGATCTGACGAGTGAAGTTCTCGGCGCCGAGTCGATCGATGTCCGCGAGCAGGTATTCCGATGAACCCCAGTATTCCTTCCAGTCCGACTCGACCTTGAACTTTTTCTTTTTCCCCTTGATCTGTTTCGACTTGGCCGACCAAAAACTCTTTTTGCCGATGTACGATTTGCCCGAGGGAACGTGTGTGATCTGATACACGAATCCTTGAATGTTCTTTGGATCCGCTCCCTCGGGCAGATGAAATTCTTTTCCTTGATGTGTCCATGGATTCGATGCCATGGATTATCTATCAAGCTTCGTCTTCGGCCGGCGATCCACAGAATGGACAAAACTCGGGATATGAATCGTCCTCCGCCTCCTCGAGCGGATCCACTCCTCCGTCATTGAAGTCAAGTGGATTCCATCGCACGAAGTACGAGATCTCGCAGTGTGAACAGTGAAGGTCGGCTTTCATGCTTCGCAGCTCGCGCAGTGGAGCAAGTTGCGGGAAAGTTCCTGTGCCGGATTCGTCCCGCGTTGATAGTACAGAGTCTTCACGCCCTGCTCCCAAGCATAGATGAGGAGCTGATTGACGTCCTTGACCGGAGTCTTCGGATGAATCATGAGATTGATCGACTGAGCCTGATCGATGTACTTCTGCCGAGCGGCCGCCTGAATGATGATCTCCTTCTGCGAGATCTCGCCAAAGGTCTTGAACACATTCTTCTCGTCGAGAGTGAGAAAGTCAAGGTGCTGAACGGAGCCGCCGCTCGTTAGGATTGAATTCCACACCTCGCGCGTATTCTTCTTGAGCCGTTCAAGCATGTGTTCAAGGTATGGATTCTTGTATGTAAACTTTCCCTTGGCCAGATCTTTGACGAAGTAGTTTGAATTGAGAGGCTCGACGGACGGAGATACCTGACCGAGGATGAACGAAGATGAAGTGGTCGGAGCGATCGCCATCAGAGTCACGTTGCGTCGGCCGGTTCCCTTCAGCAGTTCAGGTTCGCCAAAGATGACGGCCAATGCCCGCGTGGCTTCTTCGGCCTTTCGAGCGATTAGCGAATGAATCCGCGTGTTCAGCAGCTTCGCCTCGATGGACTCAAAGGCGATCATCTTCGACTGCAGGAACGAGTGCCAGCCAAGGACTCCGATACCGAGTGCTCGTTGATTCTTGGCAAAGTTACGAGGCGCTTCCATGTATGGAATGCCGTCGGTCTTGTCGATGAACTCCGTCATGACCGCGTCGAGGAACATGACCAGCGTCTCGACGGCATCCGTGTCCTTCCACTCGTCGAAGTGAAGGAGATTCATCGACGAGAGGTTACATACGAATGATTCATCTGGACCAGAAGACAGAGCGATCTCCGAGCAGAGATTCGAGGCGTGAATCTTCTTGCCCTTGTCCTTATACACCTGCGGAGCATTGTTGTTGATGTTGTCCGAGAAGAAAAGGTATGGATAGCCAGACTCGAATCGCTTCTGAAGGACCTTGCCCCAGACTTTTCGTTTCTCCTTGTCACCGTCAATCATATCCTTCATCCAGGCGTCTGAGATCGTGACGCCGAGCGAGATGTTTTGAATCGAATTGCCGGAATCTCGAATCTGCAGGAACTCAAGGATGTCCGCATGATCGATCGGCATGTATGCGGCAAAGGATCCGCGCCGCACGTTGGCCTGAGACACTACGTTCGTGACCGTCTCAAAGAGCTCCATGAAGTGAATCGGACCGTTTGACTTGCCTCCAGACTTGATATCCGCTCCGCGCTTACGAAGGTCGCCGAAGTAGGCCGACGTGCCGCCACCCATCTTGGTCATCATTCCAACCTCGGCCGTCTTACCTAGGATAGACTCCATCGTGTCCTCGATGTACGAACCAAAGCACGATATCGGAAGGCCTCGATCCGTGCCAAAGTTTGCCCAGATCGGCGAAGAGAGTGAGTACCAGCCGAGAGCCATGTACTTCTCAAACCTTTTGGCAAATCCGATCGACTGCAGAATCTTCTCGGCCGCTCGAGCAATCTCCTTGATTCGAGCTTCGGCGGTCTGACCCTCGGCCAAATAGCCGCGTTCAAGGAATAACCGAGAGTCGGAGTTGAGCCAATAGTAGGGTGTGGATGTCATGATTAAAATAGATCTTCTTCGCCAAATGATTTATCTTTCTTTGAATATTCCGTCGGACGCTTCTGAAAGAAGTCCGTCGAGGTGTTGCCGAGGACGTCCTCGTCGAACCAGACCGTCTTGTCGAGCATAGAACTATCTATGTCATCAAATACGGGTTTGATTCCAATCTGTGTCAAGGAAGAATTCAGACGTTCCTTGATGAAGTTCTTGAGGATATCGGAGGTCAGATTCTCGGACTGATATCCATTTACGGACCAGTCGATGATCTTGGCTTCGGCCTCATAGGCTTCGATGCACTCCGAGCGAATCCTCTCGATCAGCTCCTCATCGAAGAGTTCTGGATGCTCCTCGCGAATCACGTTGATGAGCTTCATTCCAGCCATCGCGTGAATGAGTTCTTCTCGAGAAGTATACGCGACCTGCTGAGAAGTATCCTTGAGCATGTTGCGAAAGCGATTGAAGTAGTTGATCGTGTAGAACTGAGAGAACAGACTCACATTCTCAACATAGAGAGTGAAGAGGATCAGTGAGTATACGTACTGCTTACGTGCGTCTTTGTAGTACTTCTTTAGGTACTTCCTTAGATACTTGACTCGATTCTGAATGACGTCAAGCTTGAGATTCTCTTCAAAGACATGCTCCATGTCGAGCACCTTCAGCAGGCGTTCATAGGCGTTATTGTGAATCACTTCGATGTTGGCCATCACGTATCCGAGATCGACGATCGATGGATGAGGCAGATTCTCTCCCACCTTGGCCCAGAACGTCTTGACGGCCACCTCGATCTGAGCGATCGCGGAGAGGGATCGAGTTACCATATCTCGTTCCGCGAAATTAAGATTTACCTTAAAGTCCTGTACGTCGGACTGAAAGTTGAATTCCTTGTCGGTCCAGTGACCGGAATGCATCGCTTCGATGAATTCGTTTGCCCAAGGATAGTGATCTGGTTTGCGCGAGATTTGTTCTTCGAAAATTGACATAATTTGTGTGATACCATTTATATCATACCATGTCTCGAGAGTAAACAAAAAAAATTGCACGATATCGTGCAATTTTACGAAATAATTATTTACGATCAATCTCTACAATAATTCAAATCTTTATGAGATTTAATACTATATCTTCCATTTTACTATTTCAAGAGTTGATCCTGTGCTGATATCATATCTTTCGAAAGATTTACAAATTCACGTGTCTTTGGATCTAGTACAGAAATTACGCGACCAAGCTTATCGGTATTATATGATGCCACATGATCTCCAAGTCCTAACTCCTGTGCGGATGCATTTGCGACAGATGCTTGCCAATTGTATTTGACGGCATTTGCCGTATCTACTTTTTGAGCCAAATCCGACATCGTGGCACGTGCTGCCTGACCAGAAACAGATTGTAAATTTACACCTTGTGCATGAGCCACACGAGTGACATTCATTCCTACTATTTGTTCATCATTATTATCCTGAAACATATGATTCTGTAATTTAGATA